ATGCTTAAACTAGACTCAAAGCCAGCGTATCAGTTCTAAATGACACCTCAGGAAGTTGAAGCAATTTTTGATGCAGTGTGGTTAGGACTGCAAGGTAGGTATGATGCACTAAAGTATCATTTTAAGATGAAGACACCAAAGAATATATCCAATGGTGTCTTCTATAGATTGTCTATGAATGATAGTCTTACTAAAACAGACTTAATAAGATTGTTTATTTTACATACATTGATACATAATGAGTATAAAAAGAACTTAAGAATTTCAGACCAAGAGATATTAGAATATAAGCAGAGATTAAGTAACCCTAGCTTATATCTTAATTTGGAACTTAAATCATTGACAATAAGTAAACTTAAACAACTCATTACAGAAACAGAATTTGGATCACCTTTAGCTCAACAGACATTAGGAGGTAAAATTCACACAATAACTTTGCTTCAAATATGTGCAATAACAAAATGTAATTCAACATGGACTTGGGGAGGTTGGAAGGCTATTTCAGATAAGTTTGACAAGGCAATTCAATATATGCAGTTCACAAAGGATGAACAAATAAAACTAACAAAGTTGTTTACAGAATAACATTTTCATGATATTATAAATAGTTATGTAGGTAATATACTACATTTAAATTAGAATCGTTTAGAAAACTTTAGAATCGTATAGGAAAATAAAATTATGGCATTAAATCATTCAGCGTTAAAACGCCCATCAAGCAATCAAATCCAAGAATTGGCAAAGAAATTAGAGGCAGCAAATAAAGTTCCAGGAGCAGGTGACCGTCAGAAAGATGACCGCTTTTGGCACCCAGAAATTGACTCTGCTGGTAATGGCTCTGCTGTTATTAGATTCTTACCACCAAAATCAGATGACTCATATCCATTTGTAAAAATCTATGACCACGGTTTCCAAGAGAACAATGCTTGGTACATTGAGACTTGTCCTACAACTAAAGGTCAAGGTAATCCATGTCCATGTTGTGAGCATAATTCTCAAATGTGGAATTCTGGTATTGAGTCTGATAAAGAGATTGCTCGTAAGCACAAACGTCGTCTTAAATACTACAGTAATGTGTTAATTATTAAAGATCCAGCACACCCAGAAAATGAAGGTCAAGTTAAAATCTTCCGTTATGGTGTTAAAATCTTTGAAATGATCCAAGCATGTTTCAACAATGATGCTGATATGGGTGAAGAAGCTTTCAATCCGTTTGGTTTCTTTGATGGTGCTAACTTTGGTATGAAAATTATCACTGTTGGTGGTTTTATTAATTATGACAAATCAAAATTCATCAAAGCACCAGATCTTTACAACGGTGATGAAGATAAGTTGATTGAAGTCTTAGAGAAAATGGCTGACCTACAAGAATTTGTTGCAGATGACAAATTTAAATCTTACGAAGAATTAGCAGCTCGATTTAATCAAGTTGTGTTTGGTGTTAAGGGTAAAGGTGGTGTAAGTATTAAACAGGAAGCAGAAGATGAGTTTGCTCCGGCACCACAAAAGGCAGCAAAAGAACATTCACCTAAAGAAGAACCAGCTAAACCTGCTAGTTCAGACGAAGATGATGACTTGAAATTCTTCCAAGATTTACTTAATAAGTAATTTTTAATAATTAACTATGGGGCTTCGGCCCCATTATAGTATAAATTAATAACATACTATGGAGATTGCTGTGTCAAAATTTAAAATACCAACCCTACCTACATATAGAACTAAGCTACCTGACTCTAAAAAAGAGATTCAATTTAGACCATTTACTGTCAATGAAGAAAAGTTGTTAGTGATTGCAAAGTCTGAAGATAATGATGAGGTTCGTAAGCAAGCTATCGATGACGCCTCTATTAATATGATTAAGGCTTGCGTAGTTTCTGATGTTAATATTGAAGATTTGAGCTCAATTGACATTGAGTGGATTATTCTGCAATTAAGGATTAAATCTGTTGGTAATTTAGTTGAGTTGTATTTTAATTGCTTAAAAAGCTACGACGGAGTAAAGTGTAGAGGTAGAATTGAGCATACAATTGATTTGAATACAGTGTCTGTAGTTGATAAGCGAGACGGTAATACAATATCGCTCGACTTTGATGGTGAACCTTATGTAATGGAATTAAATCCAGTGTCGCTTACATTATATAAAAAGATTGCTGCTAAGATTGATACAGGACTCAATATCACAATTGAAACTGATATTTTGATCCTATATAACATGGTCAAATCCATATATAACTCAGATGAGATGTTCACTAGAGACGATCTTAGTTTTGAAGAGTTTCGAGCCTTTGTAGGGCTATTCACTCCACAACATAAAGAACAAATTAAGAAGTATTTTGCATCTCAACCATACTTAAACTATACAGCTCACCTCGAATGTCCGATTTGTAAGAATAAGACTGAATATGAGTTAAGGAAGCTTGAAGATTTTTTTTAATATATCTTAGCCACCAAACGGTAGAGACCTACTATGAAACAAACTTCATAATGGCTCAAGATTACAAATGGTCAATATCAGAAATAGAGAGCATGATGCCATGGGAAAGAGATATTTACGCACTAATGATTGCTAGCTGGGTTAAGAAAAAAAATGAAGCTCGTAATAAATAAGGTAAAAAGGATACAACATGGGATTATTATCAAACCTCGAAAAGTTTAAAAGTACCAATACATTCATTGATACTTTAATCGGACAAAAGATACGAGCTCTACCAGATATGATAGAGGACTCGTTCTATGATATGTTCGGAGGAGTTGGTATAAAGATTAGAGAAGCTAAAGAGAAGTCGAAGTTCATTAACGACGCTCTTGAGCAAGCCTCTACAGTTTGGGAATTTGCTGTATTAAGAAAAAAGCTTTCGAAAAGAATATCTAATAAACTCCAAAAGAAAGCTGCTATTATTGGTAAAAAGAATGACTTCGTGGCTGAGAAGATGAAGGAAGCTGCAGCTAAGATATCAAAGGTAACTGATTGGAAAGATGCAAAAGATCACATTACAACAGCTCTTCAATTAGACGACTCCATTCAAGGTATTATCGGTGTAGTATTCAATGAATATGTAGAATCATACGCTCCAGCTGATGAAGCTGCTGGACAGTCGCTAGACAATGCGGTTGCTGCATTTGATTTCATATCACCTCAAGGCCAAGATACTATTAGAACTCTTCTCGTTGAAGCTCAACAAAAGAGTTTTAATGATATGGTGGATTCAGATCCAGAAGGATTTGATGTAGGGTTGATTAAGGAACATAAAGAAAAGCTTAAGGATATTCAACAAGCTAAGCCTGAAGACTTAAAGAAACTTTTATTAGAAGCTACCAAGAACCGAGATGTAGCAAAATCGTTTAAAAGCGAGACTACAAAGCAGTTGATGGGAGATTCTAAGCCTGCTGTAGGAAGAACTAGAACTTCAGCTCAAGCTGCTGAAGTTCAAAAGTCGAAAGGTCGCCCTCAAGGTTCTAAAGATTCTGTTGCAAGAGCTCCTAGAGGTAGATTAGGTGAAATGGCTGCAGCGAGTGGAGATACTCCTAATCTCAATTCTATTATGAATGGTGGTGATGATAGAACAGCAGGAATGGCTAAGGAGTTTGAAGAGGGTACAAGCGGATTAGAGGGTGCCGATTTAACAACTGCTATGTACGCGCTTGAGTCAGCTCTTCAAGAGTTAGCAAATCAAATCTCATCGGGTGAACTTCAGCCGAGTCAAATATCAGAAGCCATGATGAACTCAGAAGGCACTGACTTCGGAAAAACAAGTATAGAAGATCAAATTGAGGGTGATAATTGGGAAGACGAAATGCTTCTAAATACTATCGCTATCAAAGAAGCTCTTGATAAAGGACCTTTGGCAGCCGCAGAAGAAGAGGGTGGTGGACTATTCGGTAAGATTTTTGATCTATTTGGTGAAAATGGAATGTTAGGTAAGTTTCTTGGCCCTATGGCTGGAATGGTGTCTAAAATATTACCTATGATCGGTCAGTTAGGATCTTTGTTAGGACCAGTCGCTGCCGTGTCCGCTGCTGGATTTGCTGGATATAAAGCGGGTACGTGGCTAAATGAAAATGCAATTAATCCTCTAGTAGAGAAGCTTACTGGCGAGAAGGGAGCTACTCTCGGAAGCGCTGTCTATGATGGAGTTGACTCAATTCAATCCTTATGGGGAGGCGATGATAAGTCAAAAGCTAAAGAGTCTGAAAAAGAACAATATCAGAAGATGTATGATGATAAAGTTAAGGCTGGAACAAAAGTAACTCCGAAGTTTGCGGCACTTGTATCAAAAGCTGGCGTACAAGTAGATCCTGCTATGGTTTTAGCTGAGGGTGAAACTCCAGGTCCGAAAGCTGCTTCTCCAACAGCTGAAATGAAACAGCAGACTGAAGAACAACGAAAATTTGAAGAACAGGTTGCCTCTGCAAATGCTAATGCAAAAGCAGCAGGTGGTACAGTAGTTAATGCACCAACTACAATTAATAATAAGACAGTTACACCTCCACCAGTTAATTATGCCCCAGTAAGAACAGGTGAATCTGCTATCTCAAGGGCAAAAGATAGATTGGCTATTGTCCGATAAATTTGTTTACATGATACATTAGGTAGGTTATAATGTATCAATGAAACAAAAACATAAAGATTTCTACTTAAGTGTAGCAAAACAAGCGGCACTACTGTCAACAGCAAAAAGAAAACAAGTTGGAGCTGTAGTAGTAAAAGATAATAAGATCATATCATTTGGTTATAATGGAACACTTGCTGGTTTAGATAATACTTGCGAAGATGAAGAAGGCAATACAAAACCCTCAGTAATACACGCCGAAGCTAATGCAATTCTTAAATTAGCAGCCTCTACTGAGTCAGCAACTGATGCTTCTTTATTCCTAACTCTATCACCTTGTATAGAGTGTGCAAAAATGATTATTATATCTGGTATAACTGAATTGTATTACCTTGAAGACTATAGAGATAGAACTGGATTAGACTTTATAATGAATAACTCAAACATAAATATTTTTAAAATGGAAACTAAATGAAAACAACTGAATCGGCGGGTATCAAATCAGCAGTAATAGCAAATCGCATGGGAACATTTAAAATTAAGTCTGGTTATATATTTAATGATCCAGAATTAGTATTTGCTGTTACAACAAAAACTCTTATCATTAAAACAGAACATGATTTTGTTACTGATACAATTACCTATTGGGCTTATGCACCATATTTTGATATTATTAAGACTGGTGGTGTAATCCCAGAGTATGATGTTCAAATAAGCAAAACTCATTTTACATTTGTGAAAGTAGATTAGTATGGAATATCTTGGTATTAATATTGATTTAAGCAGAGATTCATTATTCTCTGAGTCTGGTCTACAACGACTTAAAGATGGTTATATGTTGGATGATGAAACTAGTCCGCAACATAGATTTGCATATGTTTCAAAAGCATTTTCTTCCAATCCCGAACACGCTCAAAGATTATATGATTACTCCTCAAAAATGTGGCTGTCGTATGCTACGCCTATACTTTCGTATGGTAAGACTAAAAAGTCACTACCAATATCGTGCTTTGGTAGCCTTCTTGATGACAGCATGGAATCTATTTTGGGAACCAGCTCCGAAACACGTATGCTTGCGGTGGTTGGTGGAGGTGTTGGCTTACATGTTGGTCTTCGGCCTGGCGATAAAAAGTCTAGTGGTATTATTCCACATCTAAAGACATATGATGCTGACACTCTAGCATTTAAACAAGGTACTACTCGCCGTGGTGCAACTGCTGCTTATCTAGATGTAAATCACCCAGAGATTATTGAATTTCTTGAAATGCGTAAACCAACAGGTGGTGATCCAAACCGTAAATGTTTGAACTTACATCACGGTATCAATATTTCAGATGACTTCATGCGTCGAGTTGAATTGTTATCTACTCAAGAAGGTCTCTCAACACAAGAACGAGAAGAACTTGAAAAATTCCCATTAGTTAATCCACATACTAAAGAAGTAGTTGAATATATTTCTACTACTGAATTGTGGGAACGCATACTTACAGTCCGCATGGAAACAGGTGAACCTTACTTGTTATTCATTGATACTGCTAATGCTGCTGTTAAACAATACCAAAAAGATTTAGGTCTATCAATTAAAGGTTCAAACCTTTGTATTGAGATTATGGAAGTTACTGACATGCTTCGTAGTTTTGTATGTTGCCTATCATCTTATAATCTAGAAACATATGATGATTGGAAAGGTAATAAACAATTCATCCGTGATGTACATGAGATGTTAGATAATGTACTTACAGTCTTTATTGAAAAAGCATCACAATACCCTGAATTGAAGAAAGTAGTTTACTCTGCTATTCAAGAACGGTCTATAGGTATGGGTGCTATGGGTTGGCACGCTCTATTACAGAAACGTGGTATCCCATTTGAATCTGCATTGGCTGTCGGCTTAAATAATCAAATCTGGTCATGGCTTAATGAGACTGCTACAGAAGTTAATATTCAATTAGCAAATGAGCGTGGTACTTGCCCTGATGCTGCAAGTGGAGGTGTTGTTTGGAGAAATACTAACATGTTTGCAATTGCACCAAATGCATCATCTGCTATTATTTTAAATACATCACCAAGTATTGAACCATACAAAGCTAATATCTTCTTAGAGAAAGGTGTTAATGGTACTAAAACAACTAAGAATAAGTTCCTAGTTAAACTATTACAAGACTTAGGTAAAGATACACAAGAAGTCTGGTCAGAGATTATCAGTAATGATGGTTCAGTTGCCACATTAGACTTCTTAGATGACTATCAAAAAGATGTGTTTAAAACTGCTATTGAGTTAGATCAAACTTGGTTAGTGCAACATGCTGCTGATAGACAACAATATGTTTGTCAAGGTCAATCTTTAAATCTATTCTTTAGTCCTACTGTTGATGTGCAATACTTACACTTAGTACATTTAATGGCATGGCAACAGGGTTTGAAATCACTCTACTACTGTCGTTCAAGTTCAATGAGAAAAGCAGATAGTATTGGTAAGAAAGTAGAAAGAGAAAGAATTGAAACATTGGCCGAAATGGCCTCTAAATTAGCAGCAGGGGAGGATGAATGTTTAGCATGTGCTGGATAAAATATATTTTCAAATAATTTCAAAATTAACCTTCACATGTATAAATATATAATAAACATGTGAAGGTTAATAAAATGAATTATAAAAAGCAATACGAGTCATTAGTAAAAACTAGAAAAGAAAGAATTTTAAAGGAGGGTGAATATTACGAAAGGCATCATATATTGCCCAAATGTCTAGGTGGGTCAAATGATAAAGAAAATTTGGTAGTACTAACGGCAAGAGAACATTATATTGCCCACTGGCTTCTTTGTAAAATATATCCAGAATCATGGAAAATAAAAAGTGCATTATTTCAAATGGCGAAATGCAACGGCAAGAACAAAAGAGTTATTTCGTCTTCCCAATATGAAAGAGCTAAAAAATATAATTCATTGGCATTAAAACAGAAATCAAAAGAACCCGGATATATAAACCCAGGAAAGTCTGAGAAATCAAGAAGTATAGCTAAAGAAAAATGGAATTCAGACTTGAATCCCATGATAAGGTTTCCAGAGAGAAATCATACCGCAAAAAAGATAACAGTAGAATATGATGACGGGAGTATAAAAGAATTCAAAATGAAAAAAGCTTTGGCTCTTGAATTAAAATCGAAAACAAATTTAACAGATTCTGCCATAAAGCACAGAATTAATAAAAATAATTTACAGGAATTTGGTTATAAAAATATAATCATGGAGATAAAATTGAATAAACCTGGAATTGCCAGTATAGGTAGAAAATGGTATACTAATGGAATAGACAACATGTTTGTATTTCCTGGTAATGAGGCAATCGGATTTAAACTTGGCAGGACTAAAAAGATTAAAGGATGATATTATGAATGCAACAGTAACAAAACCAAAGAAAAGTATTTTAGGCGAACGAGCATATTTCAAACCGTTTCAATATCCTAAGGCGTTTGAGTTTTATGAAGAACATGAGAAGATGCACTGGCTTCCTAGTGAAGTACCATTGTCTCAGGATATTATCGACTGGAACACTAAGTTAAGTAAGAAAGAAAAACAATTCTTAACTCAGATTTTCCGGTTGTTTACTCAGTCTGATATTGACGTGGCTGGTGCTTACGCGACAAAATATATTCCTATGTTCAAGTTACCTGAGATTAGAATGATGTTGTTATCATTTGCTTCTCGTGAGGCAATTCATATTCAAGCCTATAGTCATTTGATTGACACATTAGGTATGCCAGAAACTACTTACAAACAGTTTATGGATTATGAAGCTATGAAGGAGAAACATGACTTCTTCGAAGGTTTCATGGGTACAGATGAGAATCAAATTATCCAACAGATTGCAGCATTCTCTGCTTTCACAGAAGGTATGCAGTTGTTTAGTTCTTTTATTATGTTGTTAAACTTTAAACGCTTTAATAAAATGAACGGTATGGGTACTATGATTGATTGGTCTATTAAAGATGAATCATTACACGTAGAAGGTATGACTTGGCTGTTTAAAGAGTTCTTAAAAGAACATAGAGATATCTGGACAGATGATCTTAAAGGTCAATTGTACACTATTGCTGAGAAGATGGTTGAGTTAGAAGATAAGTTTATTGACTTGGCTTTTGATGGTGGTGAGTTTGAAGGTTTAACGGCTGATGAAGTTAAACATTATATTCGCTATATTACTGACCGTCGCTTGATTGGTCTAGGTATGAAAGGTATCTTTAAAATCAAAGTAAATCCGTTACCATGGGTTGAAGAGATGCTAGGTGCACCTGAGCACACAAACTTCTTTGAGCAAAAGGCAACAGCTTATGCAAAGGGTTCACTAACAGGTAAATGGTCAAATGTTTGGAAATAATGGAGATTAAGATGGAAGATGTAAAATTAAGTCAAGAACAAGCAGTATTGTTATACACAGCAAAAATTACACATGCAGTAAATAAAGCTTATTGTGAGTCAATTGGAGACTTTAGTCAACTTGATTGGGACGAGTCTCCAACATGGCAACAAGAGTCTGCAATCAAAGGTGTTCAGTTTATTCTAGATAATCCAAAAGCAAAACCTTCTGCCTCGCATGAGTCTTGGCTTAAAGAGAAATATGCTGATGGTTGGCAATACGGTAAAGAAAAGAACTCAGTACTTAAAACACACCCTTGCTGTGTACCTTATGTAGATTTACCTAAAGAACAAAAATCAAAGGACTTCATCTTTGGTGCCATTGTTCGGTCAATCTATAATATTAAATAAATAAACCAAACAACACAATAAAGGTTTATTTTGAAACTCGCAAAACAATTATTAGTTGATATGATTAATCAACAACCTCTCGGCCATGTTATTGAGAGGGATGATCAGGCTCTTGATCTTATACTTTCTGATGTGAATAAGAAATACACAAATATGAAAGAAAAGTTTACGGACCGAGAACTTGAAGCAATGCTACTTGCAATTATGGCAAGACTTGAATTAAGCATTGCTATTGAAAACATAGAGGAAGATTATGCAACTGTTTAGAAATATTAAGTCAATTAACTTTTCATTGATTGATAATGAAGGTTCATTGGTACCAGTATCATTTACACTTGATGCTGTTGTAACTAACCAAGGTGAAGTTGCATCTATTATTACTGCTACTAATAGTTTAGAGAATAAAGTCTTTTTAGTTGATGGTTACTCTAAGTATGAAAAGTCAAAAGCAAAGAAAGCCAATTTCTTAGTTAAGACAAATAAAATTACATTAGACTATCCTATTGTTGAATTTGTTAATATCAAAGTTAACCAGTTTACGATTGATGAATTGACTATTGAACTTGAGCGATTAATCAATGAGAGAACAGGCTTACAATCAAAGATTAAAGTGCATGAGAATATTCTCTTAGCTTCTAACTCTGTTGCTAAGTTCCAAACATGTTATGTTTCAAAAGACGGCATTAAGTCTATTTGTGGTGCTATTGAATTGTTTGCTGAAATTAATTCACAAGAACGATTTGATTCAATCCAATTACTAGTTCAGAAAATGGCAGATTCAATTACTAGAACATATATCAATAATGTTACATATCTAATGACTTCAGACTTAAATGAGCAACTTGATGTTGAGTTAACCGATGAAGTTCTATTTGAAAAAGTATTAGCTAATTTCAAAACTAATCTAGAAACATTATCTATTAAGACTGTTACATTTATGACTACATCATCTGCAGGTCTAATAAAACTTTTATAAAATAGTTGTTTACAAAAAGCCTTATTAAGGATATAATGTCTTTAATGAGGCTTTTAAGTATGGATTACTATGTATCAATTTCCTTTATATTGTACGTCAAATGCATTAAAACAAGGTTATATAGGTGAAGTATTAGTAGCAGATTATTTTATTAGTGAAGGTTATTCTGTAGAATGGCCAAATGATATCTATTCACCATGGGATTTAAAAATCCATAAAGACGGTACAACTCAAACTGTTCAAGTTAAAACACAAACTCGTTATATAGTAAAGAATTCATGGAAGTTCTTTTGTAAAAGCCAACAGACATTTAATAATATAAGAGGTAGTGATTTACTTATAGTAATTAATAGAGATACTCAAAAGAGTATGAAAATAAAAGATCCAGAATTTGCAGGTAGAGTTGTTCTTATACCTAAAAATCATGATCATAAGTGGGATGGCGAAGCATATTGGATTCCATGTGACCAAGAGTTCTTTGATATTTTTAGACTCACGGATAAACAGCTAAATATACTAAATCAATTCGATTTTGATGTTTACAGGAAAGATTTGTAGTGTTATAATACTTTATATATGGAGAAAATGATGAAAAAAGAAATACCAAATACAGCAGAAACCTATGATACAATGTTAGGTGTTAGAGATACAACTCAGGCTCCCGGTTCTTTGGCAGGTCTTTTGGGTATGGACGATACTGTAAAAGATGAAAAAGAGGAATGGAAGAAATTATGGCGAGGTATGCCAACTTTTGATAATAAGAAAGTAGTTCCACTTAAAACTCTTACAGTTAATTTTGAATCAGAAGAACTTTATAATGAGTTTATTGAGTTGGTTGGTTTTAAAACAGTAACAGCAAAAACTAAATCTATTTGGTTCCCTGAAATTCCACGTGAGGCAAACTCACTATTCCGCTTTGTTGATGCTTATGGAGATGAGTAATGATTGAACAAACAACTCCAAAATATCCTATCTATATCCTGAGCAAGGGTAGATATGAATATTGTCATACAATGAAAGCATTGGATAAGATGGGGCTTAAATATTTTGTTGCTGTTGAACCTCAAGAGTTTGAGAAGTATAAAGCAGCATTAAACCCAGACAATGCAACAGTATTAGAACTACCATTTAGTAATCACGGTATGGGTGGTGGTCCTGCTCGTAACTGGATCTGGGAACACTCAGTTGCTCATGGTGCAAAACGTCATTGGATTTTAGATGACAATATCTCTGAGTTCTGGAGGTATCATAACAACAAACGTTACCGTTGTGAGTCTGGATCAATTTTCAGAGTTACAGAAGACTTTGTTGACCGCTTTAAAAATGTAATGTTGTCTGGGTTACAATATAAGTTCTTTGTTGTTGATAATTCTGCCGACTATCACCCATTTGTACTTAATACTCGTTTAATGTCTTGTATTCTTATTCAGAATGATTGTCCACACAAATGGCGTGGTAAATACAACGAAGACGTAGATTTATCTATTCGAGTACTTAAAGATGGTTATTGTACTGTTCTTATGTATGCATTCTTGGCAGGTAAGATGGGTACTCAAACTCTCAAAGGTGGTAACACAGAAGAAATCTATGGTGATGGAACTTTTGAGAAATCAAAAATGTTAGTTAATCTACACCCAGATGTTGTTGAGTTAAAACAACGATATGGTCGTTGGCATCATCATGCAGACTTATCTGGCTTTAAAGCAAATAAACTTATTCCAGTAGATAATTACGATGAAATTATCGCTAAATTACCTGAGTCAAATGAATATGGTATGATTTTTGTTAAAGATGCAGGACCAAATCAAACAGTAATTAGTCTTAAAGATAAAAACTTTAGTGTTAAGAAGGAAGATGTATGAGAATTTTGATAACTGGAGGTGCAGGTTTTATTGGCAGTAACTTATGTGAGCGATTAGTAAAAGAACACGAAGTTGTTTCAATTGATAATTACTCAACTGGTTCTATATCTAATCATGTACCTAATGTTATCTATTACAATATGAATACAAAGGATATTTCAACATTAGATTTTAATCCAGATTTAATCTTTCATTTGGGTGAATATTCTCGTGTTGAACAATCTTTCACTGATATTTCAACTGTAATGGATTCAAACTTTACCGGAACATATGAAGTTCTTAAGTTTGCAAAGAAACATAACGCTAAATTAATCTATGCAGGTTCATCAACTAAGTTTGGTGATATTGGTTCAGACTCATCTCCTTATGCATTCACTAAAGCAACTAATACTCAGTTAGTTCAGAATTATGCACAATGGTATGGTTTGAACTATGCAATTACATATTTCTATAACGCGTATGGCAAAAATGAAATCCCTGTTGGTACTTATGCAACATTAATCGCAAAGTTTGCTACTAAATATAAGTTAGGTGAACCATTAACAGTAACATTACCAGGAACTCAACTTCGTAACTTTACTCATGTAGATGACATTGTTGACGGTTTAGTCTTAGTTGGTTTGTATGGCTTTGGCGATGGTTATGGTATTGGAAGTCCAGAGTCATATTCAGTATTAGAGATTGCAAATATGTTTGGTGGTACTGTAAACTTTACTCCAGAGAAACAAGGTAATCGTCTATCAGCACCTGTGTTAACTGAAAAGACTCAAGCATTGGGTTGGTCTGCGAAAAGAAATGTTAAAGATTATATTTACAAGATTAAAAATTAGTGTTATAATGATATTTTATATGGAGAGTAATGTATGTTAAAAATTGGTATTATTGGTAATGGATTTGTAGGAAAAGCCGTTGATGCTGGATTTACTAAAGATGTTGAGAAGTATTTGGTAGATCCATTACTTGGTACTACAATTGATTCTATGTATAGTCATTTCTTACCTGATATTATTTTTGTTGCTGTGCCAACTCCAATGGGTGAAGATGGTACTATTGATGCAACAATTATTGAGTCTGTATTTGTTGACTTGGGTGCAGAAGAACACCAACCAATTGCAGTTATTAAGTCAACTGTTACTCCAGAAGTACTTAAGAACATTAAGTTAATCTATCCTAATGTTGTCTTTAATCCTGAGTTTTTAACAGAACGTAATGCTGCTTATGATTTTATTAATGCAGATATGTTAGTACTTGGTGGTAATCAAGAAGATTGTGAACGCGTTAAAGAAATTTATGACCAACATTCTATCTGTGAACCTTGTCCTACATATTACATGGACTTGCAGGCTGCTGCAATGGTGAAATACACATTGAATTCATTCTTGGCAACTAAAGTACTTTTCTTTAATAAAATTAAAGATATCTTTGATGCAACCGGTACTGAATTGCATTGGGATGACTTTACATCTATTGTGGGAACCGACCAACGTATAGGTAAATCTCATATGAAAGTTCCGGGACCGGATGGCCGTAAAGGTTATGGTGGTGCCTGCTTCAGTAAAGATCTACCAGCGTTAGTAAAATATGCAGATAATGTCGGAATTGATTTTAAACAATTAAAAGAAACAATTAGATCTAACCAAGAAATAAGAAATCAATATTCTGAATTAGACGCACGAGAAATTGCACAAAATATTAATTTTAATGTTGTTTAGGTAATATAGAAAATCCAAGATCTTTATAGGTCTTGGATTCACTGCTTCAACATTTGATTTCAGGACAAAAGTGCAGTAAGTATAAATATATATTATAACTCATTTAAGGATTATAATATGTATGGCTATATCTATAAAACTACAAATCTTATTAACGGCAAGACTTATATAGGGCAGAAAAAATCTTCGAAGTTTGAAAAATCATATTATGGATCTGGATTATTAATTTCAAGAGCAGTTGAAAAATATGGAATAGAAAATTTTAAAATTGAAATATTATGTTGGGCTCTTTCAAAAGAACACTTAGATGAACTAGAAATATTATTAATAGAATCAAATTCAGTAAATGAAAATTATAATATAGCAAAAGGTGGTGATGGAGGTGATACAACATCAAATAATCCTAATAAACTTGAAATAATAGAAAAAAGAAAAGAAGGTATAAAGAAATTTAATGAATCTCTTTCAGATGAGTATTGGGTTGAAAGAAATATTAAAATAAGTAATTCTAAAAAAGGGAAAAGTAATGGTAGAGATGGTTATAAACACAACCAAGAAACTAAAGATAAAATTAAATTAGCTAATCTAATTTCTAATAGTGGTGAAAATTGGACAGAAGAAAGAAGAAATAATTTTCTTGCTGCAATGGAAAAAAGAAGAGGTGTCACAAATAAAACATCAAAAATATTTAAAAAGGTTATTATTGATGGTATTATTTACTTAGATATAAAAGTAGCAGCAAAAGAACTTATTTTAACAAAAACAACTATATATAACTGGATAAGAAATGGAAAGGCAAAATATATTGATTGATAATAGAAAAGGAAAGATAGGATTTGTTGCAAGTTCTTTTGATCTCTTACACAGTGGGCATGTCATAATGTTGAAGGAGGCAAAAGATGCATGTGATTGGTTAATTGCTGCAGTGCAGGTTGATCCAACTCATGATAGACCTGCTAAAAATAGACCAATACAATCTATTGTTGAGCGAGTAATTCAGGTTCAAGCAGTACGCTATGTTGATGAAGTTATTGTTTACTCAACAGAAAAAGACTTAGAGGACTTATTACTAATGTTACCTATTGATGTTCGTATTCTTGGAGAAGAGTACATGCATTCAGAGTTTACTGGTAAAAAGATTTGTGCTGAAAAGAAAATTGATTTAGTTTTTAATAAAAGAGAACACTCATTCTCTACATCAGAATTACGAAAAAGAGTTGCGGCATCAGAGCAATAGTTGTTTACAAGTAATGGTTTTATGTAATATAATATATAAATGTTGTATCTTTTATAATATGGAGTTTAAATGAATAAAAAACAAGGTATTGGTGAATTAGAAGTCAATGAAGAAATCCTTGCCAAAATAACAAACTCAGATTATTTCATTAATGATTCCATTCACTCTGGTTCAGTACATGATATTATTTCTGGTATTATTGAGGCTAATGCTGATATTGCTGCAGTCACATTAACTGAGGGTGAATTCTTATATCCAATTCGCATCTTCATCAACTCAGAAGGTGGTAGTCTTTCTGATGCATTCTCACTGATTTCAGTAATGAAATCATCAGTTATCCCAATTATTACTATTGCTCTAGGTGATTGTTCATCATCAGCACTTATGATTGCAATGGCAGGTGATGTTCGGTATGTAAGTAAATACTGCAGCATCTTATCTCATCAATATTCTATGTCTATGGGCATGGCAAAATATGTTGATATTAAGTCTCGTATTAAAGACAATGACTTAACGGCAAATCGTATTGTAGATCTATACACAGAATGCACAGGTTTGTCTGCCGATGTTGTAAATGAACACCTCTTAAAAGCACATGATGTTTTCTTGACGGCAGAGGAAGCATTAACTTATAACCTATTTGATGAATACTTTGAAAACTTCGGTCAAATAGTTCCAATTATCCAATCAACAACACAGGAAGAAACAGATGAAGATCTCTAAGAAAACACTTGACGCGTTAAAAACATTTGCAAATATCAATGCAAACTTCTTATTTAAAGCAGGTAAGAAACAAGCTACGGTTGCAATTGCAAACAATATTTTTGGTGATGTAGTACTTGACGAAGATATCCCACAAGACTTTGGTATCTATAACCTTAATGAATTCTTAGGTGCTGTATCATTGTTCAATGAACCTCAATTTGAGTTTAGTGGTACTACTGTAGTCTTATCTGATGCAAAGAAACCAGGCAGTTCTTTGAAATATGTTGCTGCTGATGTTGAAATTCTGCATGTACCAACAAAAGAAATTAAAGTTTCTAAATATGAGTTAGAGTTTGATTTGGACCAAGATACATTAAGTTCAATCCAAAAATCATCTCAAATTATTGGTGCACCAGATGTTACTGTATCAAGCAAAGGTGGTTCATTAACTGTTACTGTATGTAACAAGAAAAATAAGAATGCAAATGATTTTTCTATTAAGTTACCATGTACAGGTGCTGATGGTGTGTTCTCATTGAAAGTTGAGAACTTGAAATTGATGCCGGGAAATCATAAGGTTTCAGTATCATTGGATAAGTCATTCTCTCGCTTTACTAATACAGAAGCAAATTCAAATACTTTCGTAGCACACGAACAGGTCTAATCACAACTGGGGAATATTTATTTTAGATATTCCCCATTTAGTTGTTTACTTTTAATACTAGTTGATATATAATGTCTTATCAAATGAGGAGACAACTATGAAAATTTTTACATCAACTGAGTACTATGCAAAACCACAAGAAGTTAAAGAACTACCAAAAGGTCAGTTCCTATTCCGTAAAGGTTATGTTAAGATTCAAGAAGAAGGTTCTAAGTTTGCAACATGGAGTGTTTACTACATTAATAGTGCAACTCGTAAATTCATCTATGTACCTTTTGATGAGTTAACAAAAGAACTTCAAGGTACTTATAAAGCAATGTACGAAGAACTTTACAACAAGGGTTAATATGGCTCGCAAACAATTTAATATTGCAGAATGTACCGATGGTCAGATGGTTGATATTGAGACTTTAGGTATTGTGCCTAACTCAGTAATTCTGCAGATTGGTGCATGCCGCTTTAATGTTCTTACTCGTGAGACATATGACCACTTTTTAGTTAACATTGAACCAAAAACTTGTATTGAAGCAGGTATGGTTTTCTCTAAAGATACAGTTAAGTGGTGGACAACTCAATCACCTGAGGTTATTGCATCATTAAATGAGAATAAAGTTTCAATTCAAGAAGCTCTTACTGAGTTTAAAGCTTGGATTAAACGAGGTTCATGTATTTCTGCTCAAGGTGTTACATTCGACATGGGTATTTTGGCTAGTGCTTATGATACTGTATTACATGAAGATACTCCGTGGAATTTCTGGGACATCTTTGATTTAAGAACTGTGTGTGCAATTTCTGGAATTAAGCCTGTTAAGGGTGAGATGTCTCATAATGCCATGGCCGATGTTGAGAGTCAATGTCAAGTACTATTTGAATGTTTTAGCCCTACTGAGGAAGAAGTCTAACAAATCCTTTATAATACCCATTATTTCTAAAGTTTCTATTAGCAGAACTATAAACTAAACCAAAATTTGAACATAATTCTTCTGTTCCAATAAGTTCTATTAGAAATCCCATTGGTGTTAAAAAATTATAAAGTTTTGTCATGGTAGTTGCAATCTTAAAATTATGATCTGAAGTATTTGGCTTTCTTGGACCTCTGATTTTTCCTTTTTGAGTAGCAGATCTTTTTGTTATGTGTTCTATTGTCTGTTTTTTACCTAACTTAGCAGCAGACCATTTCGCTTTAGTCTCTTCAGAATGTATTTTACCTTTATTTTTACCTATCATTGATTTAGCACGTTTAGCAATGGTTTCTTCTGAATGAGATTTACCAATAGTATTAAATGCTTTCTTTAAATGAAAACACACTTTATTCAATGATTGTTCTTTTGAGATTTGCCATTGTTCCCAGATAAGTAGTTGTTCATGCAACCAAGAATCTTTAGGTTCAAAGAATTCAGCAACTATAATCCAATCAAATTCATGGAATTTTGCTTTAATTTCTGGAGCTGATGTTCTATAGATATAAAGATCAATATGAGAAGGTCTGTTGAGTTTTATATTTCTCATTCTAGAACCTTGATATTTCTGGCCTGTTACTTTGTGAGTGCCTTCATAGACATATGATAAGACTTTTGTGCTAGGATAAATTAACATGTTGATACTCCTATTTAGTATTAAAGTCCTTGGTGATTCCAGTCACGCGAAGGACATTTTAGTTGTTTACAACAAACATTTTATTTGTTATAATAGTATTTATACAAATTGATGTTTATATGGAGAAATTTATGAGTATAATTGGAATTTTAGATGAGATTGCATCAAGTGCTTCGCGTCTACATAAAGAAGCAGTACTCAAGAAACATAAAGACAATGAGTTGCTAAAAGATGTTATCAAGGCAACATACGATCCTTATATAAATTATTTTTTAAAACAAATCCCAGAATATAAGCAAATTGGAACTACAGATATTGGCTTAGAAGAAGCATTAGACCAATTAGGACATATTAGTTCTAGACTTAAAACTGGTCATGCTGCTCGTGATCATTTACAACAAATTTTATGTAATGTTAATCCTTCTAGTGCCGAAGTCATCTGCCGTATCATCGACCGTGATTTAAAAGCAGGTTTCTCTGAGTCAACTGCTAACAAAATCTGGCCTGGATTAGTACCTACATTTGATGTAATGTTATCTCATAAAGATACTTCTGGTATTAAGTTCCCTTGCTACTCTCAGATTAAAATGGATGGCTTACGTGTTCATGTACATAAAGATGCTGCCGGCTTAGTAACTGCTCATACTCGAAATGGTAAAGAAGTAATGACACACGGCATATTAGATATTGGTGGTAAATACATGCTACCAGGCGAGACATGGGACGGTGAGTTACTATTTGAAAAAGACGGTAAAATCCTACCTCGTACGACTGGTAATGGTATTGGTAATAAAGCAGTCCGTGGTACTATTAGTATGGAAGAAGCAGGTATGATGGTCTTTACTGCTTGGGATATTGTTGACTTTACTTCTACAAAGCCATATTCAGAACGATTTGATGAGTTAACAAGCCGCTTTAAAACTATGTTCCAAGAGATGGCAGAAACTAACTTCAGATTAATTAAGTCTATTGTTGCAAATACAATAGAAGAAACTCAAGACATGCTTGCTGATGCTTGGGCTCATGGTGAAGAAGGTCTAATTCTTAAGAACATGAACTCTGTGTGGGAACCAAAACGTACAAAGAACTTGGGTAAGATTAAAGCAGAAGAGGAAGCCGATCTTATTATTGTTGCTCTTGAAGAAGGCAAAAATAAGTATAAAGGCATGCTTGGTGCATTTGTAGCAGAAACTTCTGATGGGCTATTAAGAGTTAACATTGGTACTGGACTTACAGACCTTTGGAGAAAAGAATACTTCCAAGCAAAATATATTGGTAAAATTGTTACAGTTAAGTATAATGCAATTATCTCTAAAGAAGATAGTGATATGAAGTCATTATTTTTGCCTGTGTTTGTTGATATTCGATTTGACAAAGACCAAGCAAATCTGCTAAAAGAACTAAATTAGTTGTGTACTTTTAATCTTAGTTGTTATATAATGTCTTATCAATTAAATAACACGGAGATTAAGATGGCTTGTGATTATAAAGAACTATTAAGAATGTTTGATGATGGTGAGTTAAATGACTCATACGCAGAATTCATTATGGATAATTGCGGTGGTGATAGAGTTATTTGTAATGGTGATACATTACTTTCAGCAATGGAAGATGGTTATCTTTCATATGAATTTCTAGAGTCAATATCATAAATAGTTGTTTACATTTAATACTAATCAATATATAATGTCTTTATTGATTGATTAATTAAACCCTTATATAACTTGGAGAATAAAATGGCTGACGAAATTGCAAATGTGAATGGTAAAGATTCAATGGCTTTTGTAGGTGAGAAACCTTGGCACTTAAAAGGTCAGGAATTGACTAAGGATGCTTCAATTGAAACTTGGATTGAAGAAGCTGGTATGAACTTTGAAATCAAGTCAACAGATGTTCAATATCAATTAAATGGTACTCAAACATATGCCGGTAAGAAAGTGCTTTACCGTGATGATGTTGGTACTCCTTTGGCAGTTTTGTCTGATAAGTACAAAATTGTACAACCAAAAGAAATCATGGAGTTCTTCCGTGACTTAACTCAGTCTGCTGGTATGTATTTGGAAACAGCAGGTGTTCTATTTGATGGCCGTCGCTACTGGGCAATGGCTAATACTGGCCGTGCTGGCGAAGTTCTTGGTAATGATAAGGTTAAAGGTAACCTATTACTTTCAACTGCTTGTGACGGTTCTCTAGCTACTACGGCAATGTTTACTGCGGTTCGTGTTGTATGTAATAACACTCTTCGTTTGTCTCTTGACTCTGCTAAGAGTGCAATTAAAGTTAATCACGGCCGTACTTTTGATGCTGCTGATGTAAAATTGCAATTAGGTTTGATTGATATTGCATGGGATAACTTCATGAAAAATATCAATGTGTTGTCTACAAAGAGTGTTTCTGATGAAGCCGCTCGTAAGTTCTTCTTTAATCTAACTAAGAACCCAGAGGTGTTAGACTCAGAACAATCTTTTGTTGTTGAACGTACTGTGAATGATTTGATGAACCGCTTTAAAAATGGTATTGGTCATGACTTCCATGCTAATACTGCTTGGGGTTTAGTAAATGCAGTAACAGAACGTGTAGGATATGCAGGTAAAGGTTCTCTTGATGCTAAATTTACTGAGAATTTCTACGGTAATAAAGCTAAGATTGCTGATACTGCGTATGCAAGTGCTGTAGAAATGTATGTTTAATTAAATGGAGAAAATTATGGGTGAAGCTACAAATGTGTATGTAAGTATTAATAAAATGGAGGGAGGCTTTGTTGTTGGCCTTCCAACCGGTGATGTTGTTGCTACTTCTTTGAATAAAGCAATTAAATTGATCCGTGATGCATTGAGTGTTGGTACTTTGAACGAAGCAGAAGGTGAGTAAGATGGAAAAATACTCACATCTTGCAACTCGAATTGCTGCTACCAAAGATGTTTTTGAAAAAGAAGTTTGGCCTCAAATCAAGACTCATTTGTTTGGTTCAGATGAGAAGTTACACACCTTGATGGCTGGTCAAATCAATCAGGTTAAAGCGGCATATGAAAAGAATATGCTCAAAGACATGAACAAGAAATTTGGTAAGTCTGTCTATGTGCCACATCAATCCACCAAGGAGTGTCAGCGTCGTGTCAAACAAAATGCTTCCCGTACCTAAGATGTCATTTGCCCCATCAGATAACCCTGATGGGGGTTTGCCAAAAATCTATATTGAAGAAGGTCCATTTGCTGGTGTCATCTTTTCATATGACAATGTAAATGTAGAAGAAAAAGATGATGGTACATTCATTGTATTTGATCCAATCTTTTACTTCATACCAACTGAATTAGATAAAAGCAAACTTGAATCTGATGGCTTTAAAGAAATTGCTGGTAATATTTTAAATAATTGTTTAGTTAGATTCATTGAAGATGAAATCATTAATTAAAATTCTTATTATTTTGTTTACACTCTATTGTTTAGGGTATATAATAGTCTTTTGTGGGCTAGTTTGGTTGTTAACTCTTGGATAATATTGTACAGGTTCTTATTTTTGTATTAACGCTTACAACAGCATATCTTTGTTCTAGAGTTGAAGTAAAGACACGTGTTAAGGGTTATTTTCTTTCAATTGTTATTCAACCATTGTGGTTCTATTCATCACTTAAAGCTCAACAATATGGAATTTTGTCACTATCATTCTTTTATTTGGCGATTAATATTAACGCGTTTCTTAATCATGGAGGAATTCAATTTTGCAAAAACAGCTTGAACTGGTTTACGAAGAACAACCGGAACCAATAGAAAATGATAATCCTGCTTCATGGGATTTGGTATTAGAAGATATGAAACAACGCGACCTGCTTGGTTTAACTAGATATGGTACTAGGTTGCAGGCTCATAATGGTAGAGATTCTTTAAAAGATGTCTACGAAGAATTACTTGATGCTGCAGTGTATATTAGAACTTTAATGTTCGAACGGGATGGTAAATAATGGAACCAAAAGGAAGACTGCTTATCGACTTCAGTGCTCTGTCTATGGCATCAGCATTTGCTCAAGGTATTGATAATTCACTTGATGAAGGATTTCTACGTCATCTAATTTTAAATTCAATACTAGGTGCTCGTAAGAAATTCAAAGATTATGAGACTGTTCTTTGTATTGATGCAAGAACATATTGGAGAAAAGAAGTCTTTCCTTACTATAAAGCACATCGTAAGGCAGCAAGAGAAGCATCAACATTTGATTGGACAACATTTTTTGCTCAAAGGAACTTAATCTTAAATGAAATTAAAAACGTGTTTCCTTACAAAATCATTGAAATCGACTCAGCAGAAGCAGATGACATCATCGGTGTGTTGGCTGCTGAAGCCACAATCCCAACGGTTATCTATGCAGAAGATAATGACTTTAACCAATTAGCAAAAAATCCTAATGTAAGATTATATTCACCAATCAAAAAGAAATTCAAGGCAGAACATACGCTTTGGGAACTTGATGAACATTTGTTTGAGAAAATATGTCGTGGTGACTCTGGTGATGGTATTCCAAACATTATGATGCCAGGAAATGCTATTGTTGAAAAGATTAGACAATCACCTATTAGTACCAAAAAGATAAATACTTGGTATGAATCAGGCATTCCAGAGAACTTAAAAGGTCGGTTTGAAGAAAACAAACTTTTAATTGACTTAAAATTGATCCCTGAGGATTTAAAACAAAAGATTAGAGCTGCAGTTGAAGAACCTGTTCTTGGTTCTAAAGCTAAAGTGTTTAATTATCTTACCTCGAAAGAGCTTTTAAAACTATCAAGCCGCTTTCTCAGCGAAGCGGAGGACTTTTAACTATGGTAAAACACCGTTTCGCACCACTTGCAATAGATGAGATTTTTGAATTAGCAAATTCATTATCTGGAGATGAACAATTAGAATGTTTATCTCATTATACATCTAACAGTCCAAATCTAAAATTGTTTATGGAATTATACAAAACACCATTGCCAGATTGGATTAAAGATATTAAGTATAGACAACCTGAAGTAGGTGCAACTGCTTATAATTCAGTAATAGGTAAATTAAAGACTATTATTAAGTTATTGTCTCCTGGTGATCTAGGATCAAATCAAGGCAACTTTGAATTGATTATGGAAACTATTACATTAGCAGAAGTCATGTTTATGGAACATTATATCCAAGGCTCGTTGGAAGATTACTATCCAAATATTGATTTTACATACTTCGGAATTAAATAATGCCATTATCGGATTTCAAATGTGATGACTGCGGTACAATCTTTGAGTTATACCACTCTAATGACGACTGGGCTGCCAGAACAATACCTTGTGCTGAGTGTGGTTCTACACACTTAGGCAAGTACTTTGGTAATTCTAATGTTGGCATTGTTCACAACGTCACTCAATTAAATAAACTTGTACCTACTGGAATGAAAGACGTACTTAAGTCTATCAAAGGTGGCGCAGGTAGACACGCAAACGAAACAACCTTCCAATCAATCTAAGAAAGGATACAAGACTAATTATCTTACAACATTAAAGCAAGCAACCTCTACACATTACAATAACAATAAGAGAGCTCCAAATATGTCAAGAAGTAAATTACGCGCAAAAGAACTACATAAACACCTTGATTTTGATACACAAGAGGTTTATAGAACTAATACAGCACTAAAATTAAAACCAATTAGACCTAAAACTTTTGCACAAGAACAAATGCAAGGTGCTTGGGGTGCAGGTAATAATTTGGTCTTATCGGGTTCCGCAGGTACAGGCAAAAGTTTTTATTCATGTTATTTAGCATTACAATGGGTACTTGACAACCCAGATAAGAAATTACTCATTATAAGATCACCAGTGCAAACAAACTCAGTTGGGTTTCTACCAGGCACATTGGAAGAAAAGGAAAGACCATTTAAAGAAATCTTTATTGATATAGTAAATAGTCTTTGTATCTATCCAGGCACTTGGGGTGAATTAGAAAGAACTGGTAAAGTTGAGTTTATGACGACAGCAAACATCAGAGGAGCGACTTGGGATAATTGTGTTGTGTTATTTGATGAGATACAAAATGCTGAATGGAAAGAAATTGCTTCTGTATGTACACGTTTAGGTAAAGGTTCTCGTATTATTCTTTCTGGTGATTGTAAACAGACTGATTTAGATGGCCGTAAGAATAAGTCTGGTTTTAATGATATGATTAATGTTGTATCTCGTATGAGTTCTTTTGATGTTGTTAATTTCTTACCACAAGATATTGTTAGATCTGGCTTTGTTAAAGACTTCATCTTAGCATGTGAGGCAGTAGGACTTTAATGGTTTTTATTAGGTAACATTAATAGAAGTGACACTCATTTTTGCTGTCACTTCTATAAATTAATATGTAACACCTTAAAATAACCTTTGGAGAATTATTATGTGGACTAAACCAGCTGCAACAGAAATGCGCTTCGGGTTTGAAGTAACTATGTACGTAATGAACAAATAATTAAAAATATTTTGCAAAAACACTAGAAACTGATAACTACTTGATAAATAGATATATGAACAAATTTACACTCATTAACACACAGAAACATAACGCCTCTATGCTTACGGCATATTGCCCGTTATCGTCAGTGCGTTTTAGTAATGAGGGTTGGAATGGTTAAAGGTCTTTAATGTAAAAGTTCAGCAGTATACTTAAAAGACCTAATCCTTAAAAAGTTTTAGGTCTTTTTGCATTTAGTTGTTTACATTTAATATTGATGTGTATATAATGTCTTTATTGATTGAAAAGCGGTTCTTTTAAAATAATTTGGTTGGGAGATCTGCCCGGAAAGAAATTCCAAATTATTTTAAAATAATTGTTTACATTAAAGATTAGTTAATATATAATGTCTTTAATGAATTTAGTTGTAGGTGTTCTGAGGTGACTGTTTACCCTGCCGACACTTTAAAGAGAGAGGCTTAAATGATTGGGGTTCTGGAGAGACAAAGGTCTCAATAGACTAGGTTTACGACGGTAAACCATATATTGAAATGCTTTTGATTTCTCTTTATATTACACAATACGCTGGCGAAACAGTATAATGTTAGTTGGTTTAATGATAGTATAAGGTATCTTTGAGAGTGTTTCAATATATGTATTCTCCCAAATTGGGACTCCTTGTTGCTAGGATGAAAGGGGACAGCAGTCCTCCTTATGTTATTGTAATATAACAGAGAATCTTATGGAAGGTGATGTAGCCGGGGATGCTACCGCTGTTTTGAACGCAGCTGGAACCGAAAGGTCAGGATTTCGATTATGCCCTCCTTCCGCCAATACGTGGACTGTTCACCACTATAAAAACGAGGGAGAATTTGGGCGACTGGTTAATACGAATTGGCACAGTTACTGGTTTTAGAAGCCAGACCTTTCTCGGTTCGAGTCCGAGGTCGCCTACCAAATTTTTGGCTCTGTCATATAGTGGCTATTATATCCGCCTGTCTAGTGGAATATGAGGGTTCGATTCCCTCCAGAGTCGCCAAGTTTTAAACCGTGTTCACCGTGAAATTCGGTCTTAGCCACAACATTAGAATGCAGCTTGTGGGGTTTAATTAGTTTATGCGTTGATATACCGTTAAGGACACGGCCTGGACTGTAAATCCAGTATCTCTGATTGGCTAGGATCGTTACCTAGGCAACGCACCAAAAGTTTTGCCCTTGAAACATAAATGGTGATGTGCCGGTTTTGTAATCCGGAAAATACAGTTCAAGTCTGTACGAGGGCACCAAGTTTTATGCGTCTGAAGTGTTGGTGATTACACGCCGTCCTTCCAAGTCGGATTATAGGGTTTGACTCCCTACAGACGCTCCAAGTTTTAAATGCTTTGATAATTCAATGGTAGAATAATCGACCGATAATCGATAAACACAGGATCGTTACCTGTTCAAAGCACCAATCTCTGATTAGTATAGTGCTAATACTCTTGTTTTGGGAACAAGGATCGTTGGTTGGATTCCAACATCAGAGACCAAAAGTTATGGGGGCAGCAATGAGTTGCGGAGAACACTTGCAATGTTCTTGTCTAGAAGAGTTTGATTCTCTCGGCCTCCACCAAAGAAACGGTAATGCCCTAGTCGTAAGTGTCTGCAGCGCGAAAAGACAAGTAAGTTAAATTAGCAGATGGGTTCGCTATGCCGGGAAGAGAAGTTCTAGATGCCGGGATATCCGGAAAGCTCGGTTACATGTCAGATAGCTGTTCTGACCTCTTCTAAATTTTTAATGTAGTATGTTTTGGTCCACAGTAAGCATAACTGGTACTGCACCGCACTGTTAATGCGGCTTCCGAAAGGTCTTGCTGGTTCGAACCCAGCCTGTGGAGCCAAAACATATTAAGGGAATAATCATGAAAACAAGAAATGAAAATCTTCGTAAGTTACAATTTAGAACAGGTGCTGGTGCTCATGTTAAGAGCAATAAAGCATTACGAAGAAAGAATAAAGTTGTATTAAGTAAAGAATTATAGTATTATGGGTTGCTGATGAAATTGGCTATCATATGACGCTTTTAACGTCGCTTTCAGAGTTCGAATCTCTGGCAACCTACCAAGTTTTATATCGCATTAGACATCTGGTGAGGTCAGCAGGCTTTCAACCTGTTCAGAGGGGATCGTAACCCCTATGCGATGCCAAGTTTTTGTTACTTTACGTTCTATAATTGTTTCAGCAATTACTGAGTAAAAGTAAATCACTGTGCTATATAGATGCTGAAACATCAACACAAGCATAGAGGATATTGGTCTACTGGATACGGCGCCTGCGCGGAGCAGGAGAACAAGGTTCGATTCCTTGATATTCGTTGAACAATTGCGGAGATGGGCTAACTAAGCAAGCCGCCGGCCTCATAAGCCGGAGACGAGGTGCAATTCCTCTGTCCGCTACCAAGTTTTGAGTGCTCAAGAAAAGCTTAATTATACTTTAGCGAGTATAGCTCAAATTAAGTTTTGGGAAAGTCCGTACTTTATATATTCTAGTGCAAGGAGAGACGGACAGCACACCAATTTTACAATGGCCGCGAGATGCAACGAGACGCATATCACCCTTTGACGGTGAGTTTTAATAGGTGCAAATCCTATAGCGGCTGCCAGTTTTAATAGAGGGACGCTTCGGCGTAAGAGTGCCCTTAATATCCACGTCGCGTATCAAACGTGAGTCTATTAAATTCAATACGGAAGATGAACTTATCGGGTGATAAGCGCTGTTTGCTAAACAGTTGAGACTCGCAAGGGTCTTGGGGTCGGTACCTACTTCTTCCGCCAGAATGCATCCGCAACTTCAGCGGTCTTGAAGAGGTGATTTTACCGGGACCATACACGGTGATGAGGTTTTGGAAGCGACCTCGGAGAGTCTAATTAACTCAGCTGACACATTGCTTCTTTGAGTCAGATAGATGACTAGCGGTCTGAAGAGCCGACGAGGATGGTGCGATACCATCAGGAAGCACCACATTAAAATACACTGTGTATTCGATACAGGACTTGATTCTGATGTCCCATAGCAGTGTATTTTAATGTGGCCATATCATAAAAGTAATGACCTAGGCTGTGAACCTAGTTAAGAGGGAGCATTACCCTCTGGTCACCCCAAGTAAGGAGTTATTATGAATTTTAGAATTATCTCAGAAAAATTAAAGAGTAAATATGAATGCGATGCAATCTACTTTGATTTTATTGAACTTGAAGATAAGGTAATAATTCATAAAGTATTTTATAGAGATAATACAAGAGTTCTAATGCAACCTACATCATATAGTTACGAGGAATTAATTTCATTATGAAGCAAGTCCCTCAATGGGTAAAAGATAGAGAAGCATTAGCACAACCACATGAAGAAGTTACTTTTGTGGGTGAAATGGGTGTTGATGCAGTTGTAGATGGTAAATTACCAAATGGCGAGCCTTATGTCTATCACAGACAAGATAAGAAATCCAGAGGTAGAAGAAGTAGATAATTCGTGATAGATGCTTTATAGTACGCAGATAGTTTCATAAACTGTTGAAATATGGTGCGAGTCCATATATCACGACCAGTATAAACGGGGATGTGGTGAAATTGGCAAACACATCTGATTTAAGCTCAGACGCTTCGGCTTGAGAGTTCGACCCTCTCCTTCCCCACCAAAAATAATGCCTTTATAGTATAATGTTATTACAGTTCATTGGTACTGAACAAATTGAGGTTAGATTCCTCATTTAGGCACCAAACAATGAGTTATTAGTGTAATGGTTAGCACACGGCACTCCAAACGCCTTAGAGAGGGTTCGATTCCTTCATTTCTCGCCAATCAATGCCCGATTAAGTAAATGGTATACTGCTCTCCTTACAAGTGAGACTCGGCGGATCGTAACCGTCATCGGGTACCAAACAATGTGTCGTGAGCCAGTTGATATGGGCACCGGTCTGCAAAATCGAGTAACAGGGTTTGATTCCCTGACGACATTCCAACTAATCGCCCCTGCCGATGGACGGACTTTGGCCTACGAAGCCGAAAGAAGCGGTTCGATACCGTTCAGGGGCTCCAATAAATAATTGCAAAGGAGCATGTATGAGTCATCCATTAGTACTGACATTAAATAGCCATGGACACCCTTTGCATTGGGTAAATTGGCAAGATGCTATTGTAGCAAAAGTTAAAGGTCTTGTGTCTTGGTCTTTAGGTGAGACAGAGATTGAAGTGAAAGGTGGTACTTCACGCTTAACAGGTGAACGAACAATCATTACAGTACCTACAATCATTGCAATCAACAATGAACATCGTAATACACGTGTACCAGTTCTGACAAACATTAATCTGTTCAGACGTGACCTTCATATTTGCGGATACTGCGGCCGAATGTTTATGCCTGACAAGTTGTCTAGAGATCATATTATCCCTGTATCAAAAGGTGGTAAAGATAACTGGATGAATGTTATCACCGCATGTAAACGGTGTAATAATGAAAAAGACGATTTATCCATTGACGAATGGAATAAGAAATCACTTAAGGAAACAGGTGAAGGTAGAGCATTAGTCTATTTACCTTATACACCTGATAGATCTGAACAGTTGATTTTGCAGAATAGAAACATCTTGCAAGATCAAATGGAATATATTAAGTCTTTTATTCCAGATCATTCTCGTTTACATAACAAATAGTTGTTTACAGTATATGTCTATTGATATATAATGTATTTAATGAAACATGCGGCTGTATCTCACGGAGCTTCTACCTCCGCGTTAACCGAGTAATTGGAGTATGGGAGTTCGAGTCTCTCCAGCCGCGCCAGAATTGTTGTAGAAGCACTAAAGTAATACATGTTGGACGGCGGTTCGATTCCGCCCATTTTATAAATACTTATATGCATATACATCACATTATACCAAAACACATGGGTGGAACAGATGATCCATCTAATTTAATAGAACTCACAATAGAAGAACATGCAGAGGCTCATCGGTTGCTATTTGAGCAACACGGTCAATGGGAAGATGAAATAGCTTGGAAAGGTCTTTCTGGTATGATTTCTAAAGAAGAAATTATATTTAGGACTCAAAGTGAGTCATCTAAAGAAGTTTTAAAAAGAAATGGTAATCCTTGGTCAGGTAAAAGAACAAAAACAAATTTAGCAATAAATGAGCAACAGAGATTAGATATGTCAGAAAAGTCAAAATCTCCAGAAGCTATAGAGAAAAGAAAAGAATCATTTAAGAAAATTGGTCACCAACAAGGAGAGAAAAATTCTCAATTTGGTAAATTTTGGATAACCAATGAACACGAAAGTAAAATGATTTTTAAAACCGATAGTATTCCTGTTGGTTGGAGAAAAGGTAGAAGAATTCGTTGAAGGTGTGAGTAAGAGGTCAAGACGGCGGAGCATTACCGCCCAGGTCCACCATAAAACATATTTTAATTAGTATGTTTTATCATGGGCCTGAATAGATTCGATTGGCGTTGGATGGTCACCTGAGGATAGACAAGAAAGTCTTAAAAATCAAAAATTAAATGCAAACGATAGCGTTTATACTATTGCTCTAGCAGCTTAGTCGGGGTCCGCCGGTTCCTTGTTATCAAATACCGGCAATTAACTTCAATAGGAGATTATTATGCGATCGTAAATTACAACACGGAGCAATAATAATGTCAAGAACATACAGAAAGAAATGTCCTTATGGTAGAGGTTGGGACACACTCGAATATCGTCTAGAAGATAGTGGCTTTACTTTAGATGAAGCACTTAAAATAGAAGGTGTTGAGAGTATTCACCTATCCCCTTACGGATCTCATTACAGAATGTTGTATGAGGTTCGCTACTCAAGAACATCTAAAAAAGGCAAGGAACTAATTGCACGTTGGCACTCTGATGCCGGTGTGTGTAGTTTTAAAGAGCCCGGACCTATGTGGTTTGTTAGAGAGTTCACTCAAGCACCCTACAGAGCAAGATGTAAGCAAGAGATTCACAAATATTACAAAGATGAAGATTATGAAGTTATCATTGAAGATATGCCTCACTTAGATTATTGGACTTAGTTGTTTACATTTAATATTGTTTATGGTATAATGTCTTTATATTAATTGAGGGGGTATTATATGAACAACTTAGCCAAGCATTATATTGAGGTAGAAATAACACTTAATCGCGTTATTAGTGCAATGAAAAGTGTTGCTGATAAGCAAACAATACAAGATTTACAATCAGTAGGTACAATTATGGCCGAAATCAGGCATGCTGCAGTAAGTCTTAGTGATGGTTCTGATGTTGATGGAGTAACTCAACGAGTGATGAGCGGTTTATTAAATGTTGAGGAGAAACAAATGACTAATATTGAATTATGTGAAATCAATCTAAGACAATCTAAATTGATTGAAGATTTGTGTAAAGAGTTGAAAACAGTTAAAGCGTTACTTGCAACTTCTGAAAAGATTTCAATTGAGTTAGAAAAACAATTATATGAGTCTGATAAAGCGTATTCAACATTAGCTAAAAAGATCTGCACACCTTTTAAATCTTAGGATATATTATGAAACAACCAAATCTAGTTAAGATTGAAGCAGGCCGTTATAGTTTCTTTGAAGGTAAAGAACGAGTCATTTCAGTTGAACACATGCCTAAAGAGTTTCTTGAACAGTATAGGGTTAATCCTAAACAAATTGAGATTGATGCTAATCAGGTAGAAGAACCAATTGAAATGGTATCTATACCACAAGATGTGCTGCAAGATTTAGTTAACAAAGAACATTTCTTAGATAGATTTGTTCTAAAAGGTCTTTCAATGGATGAATGGATGGAACTTAATTATTCACCTGAGAAAGCATAGTTTCCGTGCCTCAAGCTTAAGTCTGGTATAAGCGCTCGGCTCATAACCGAAGGATAGAGGGTTCGAATCCCTCGGGGCACACCAAATTTTTAACAATGGAGAACTGTATGAAAGTCAAAGCAAAATCAAAACCGCTAATAGAGAAAGGTGTTAATGGTGAACACCTTGATGTCTATGAAGCACTTCAAAAAATTAATCCACAAAATATGTATGCTGCAATTCTTGAGGCCGCTCAGCGCGCTAAAGAAATAGCAAAAACACGTGATCGATATGACCAACAATTGGGTTATATTAAGCATTACAAATATAAACCATTGAATCAAGCATTAGCAGAAGTATTATAGTGAAAACTTGGTTCACATCAGATACGCATTGGTTGCATAAAATCAGCATTTTAATAAATACCTATATTATAGGAGATATTAAATGGCTAAAATTGAAGTACAATGTGATAACTGCGGAAAACTAATTTCAAAATATAACTCAAAACCACAAAAAAGATATTTCTGTTGTTTGGAATGTAAAAATAGTTTTATGAAAGGTAAATCTTTATCTGAACTTCATGGTAATGAATTAGCAAATAAAATTATAGAGAAATTAAAATCTCAAACAGGAGAAAATAATCCAAATTTTGGTGTAAAATGGTCTGATGAACAAAAAGAAAATCAATCAATTTTAATAACTCAAAAAATGGAAGAAATGGGTGAGGAATTAAGAAAAGCTACTTGTGGAAAATCTAATAGAGGTTTAAAAAGAAGTAAAGAATTTATTGATAACTGGAATTCAACCCAAAATTCTCCAGATTATATAAGACCTAAAAAAACCGAAGAAACTTTAAAGAAGATAGCTGAAGCATCAAGTAAAAAATTTGATAATCCTGAGTATGTAAAAAGACAGAGATTTGTTATGGAAGAAAGAGGTCACTGGATTCCATTAGAAGAAAAAACTGACTGGGAATTATATACAAAAGAAGCAAATTGGATTAAAGGTATGTGGAATTTAATAGAAGATTCTAGAGGATTATTATCTGAATTAGGAGTTTTTCATTCTACAAATAATTCAAAAGGAGTTGTGAGAGATCATAATTATAGTAGAAAATCTGGATTCTTAAATGGTGTTTTTCCAGAAATATTAAGACACCCTATGAATTGCCAAATATTAACTCATAGTGAGAATATTAAAAAGAAAAAAGCAAAACATATTGATGACGACCACCAATCACTTACTGAATTATTTTATAAAATAGAACAATATTTTGGTAATTGGGAAGAACATGATTTATGTTTATTATTAATAAAGGAGTATAAAGATGGTAGAAGATATGAAAGGAGACTGTCCGATGAAACCTGTTAAAACTTGGTTTACATCGGACTCATGATCGCACTGGCTACATAAAAATATTTTGAAGTTCCAAGAGAAAGCCGGTACACGTCAAGGTGCAGATCATTACGAAATGACAGCTTTAATGTTATGCCAATGGAATAAACAAGTCGCTCCTAACGATGTAGTATATCATCTAGGTGATGTTTCATTTGGTACACATGCAGCAACATTGAGTATATTAAAGGAACTGAATGGTATTAAGCATTTAATTAAAGGTAACCATGACTCTGTTATTGACCATGTTGATATTAGAGCTCAATTTGCTTCTATTCAAGATTACAAAGAACTTAAGCATGATGGTGAGTTTATTGTAATGTGCCATTATCCATTTGCTCAATGGAACAAAGGCCATTACGGTGCATTTCACTTCTTTGGTCATTGCCATGGTAACTATAAAGTCCCGGCAGGCCGAAGAATGATTGATGTTGGAGTTGATAATCGACCACAAAAAGATATGGGACTGTGGTCTTGGGAAGAATTAAAAGAACGTATGCTATCAATTGAGATGGCATCTGATATGCATCATTAGGAGAAAGATATGGATTTTGTTAGAAAAGTACAATTGTTTAATGCTATTGCTGGCACTAAAGAAGAGTTTAATCAACGAAAAGCAGCAATGTATGTTGGGTTGATACTTGAAGAAGTTGCAGAGATGATTGAGTCATTTAAAAATGAAAGTTGTGAAGGCAGAGTAAAAGAGTTTAATGAAATTGCAATGAAATTCAAATCAGGTGAACTTGATTATCTATTAGATAATGTTGACCGTGTTGAATTCCTAGATGCTGCTGTAGACATTGCTGTTGTCGCTTTGGGTGCTGGTATTTCTATTGGTGGTGATATTGATAAGGCTTGTAATAAAGTTGCAGATAATAATCTTGAGAAGTTTCCATTGGTGAATGGAGTGCATACAGTACTCAAAGATGAGAATGGCAAGGTTAGAAAACCTGAGGGCTACAAATCAGTTAACTTAGAAGATTGTATTCACTACATATCAAAAGCAAAAGAATAGTTTACTTTTAATACTAGTTGATATATAATGTCTTATCAAATGAGGAGAGTTATATATGAATGTTTTAGGTAAAGCGTTAGGTATGTTTTGTCTTTTAATTTTACTATCAGCAATATTTGCATATCCAGCAATGTTGCTATGGAATGGTTGTTTAGTTCCCGCGACAGATTTGAAAGAGGTAACTTGGTTACAGATGTGGGGTATTCAAGTTCTAGTCTCAGTATTATTTAAAACTAATACAAATACAAAATGATTACTAAAATTGAATACGGTACGTGGAAAGAATGTATGGGTATTGTTCGCAGATCAAAAATGAAGGCGAGAGATCCTAATAAACGAATATTTGATAGATATGATATTGTGTTATTGTTTCCTAATGTAAATCCAAAGCTTGAAAAGTATGTTCTAACATTGTATAAAGGAGAGTGAATTGAAGTTTATTAATTATGTTATTGCATTAATCATATCGATTATTGCCGTTAAGTTTCTAGGTTCGTGGACCTTTAATCATATTAATCCGTGGGCTGGTATTGCTGTAGGTTTTGTAGGTTGTTATGCAATTGGTTGGTTTGTCGTTACTAAAATTATGGAGAGTTTAAAATGAAGAAGTTTTTAATTGGTTTGATGTTTATATTCTTAACAGCTTGTGGTCAGTTAGTAGAGCCAAATTATGCTGGTGTGTTGATGGAGAATTATGGTAAAGACGGTAAGAATGATTTCAGTTTACAAAAAGGCCGTGTGAATACTATTGCTCCTGGTACTGAGTTATATCAGGTACCTTTGTGGGAACAGCGAGCTAACTTTGAGAAACCTTTGAACCTTAAAGCTGCTGATAATACTGCATTCAATTCTAATCCAGTGTACAGCTATAAGATTATTGAGAAGCGTGCTATTGATGTGGTATTCGAGAATAAGCAGTTAGGTTCCGGAACTAATTTCATGGGTGCTCTTGAGAATAATATTCTTGAACCGAAGATTTATGATTTGATGAAAGAAGAGTCTCGTAAGTATACCACAGATGAATTGATGGCTAATGGTGGTTCATTGAAGTTTGAGAACGCTGTCCAAGAGATTGTCAAGAAAGCTCTTGAGGATAAAGGTCTTGAATTGGTAACATTCTCTGCTCAATTGAACTTCTCGGATAAGGTGACTGCTAAGATTGACTCTCGAAATGAGGTGAATACTAACATTACTGTTCTTGACCAAAAGATTGCAGAGCAGAAGAAACAAAATGAGCTTGAAGAATTGATTAAACAACAAAACCTAATCCGTTCAGCGGGTATCACTCAAGCCCTGTTACAGCAACAGTTCATTGAGAAGTGGGATGGTAAAACTCCATTGTACGGTAATTCAATGCCAATCACTTTGATGAAGAAAGAATAGAATCCTTGCAAGGTAGTTAGATGCTGGTGAACCGCACACAAGCATAGGCGAAGCGAGTATCTAGCCTGTAACACGATGCCGTAACTGTGGATATATTGGCTGTCACAGCGTGTTATGGAGTAGGTATTTGAAAAATAGTTGTTTACATTTAATCTCCTTTATAATATAATGTCTTATCAGTTAAATAAAACCCTTTAAGGAGATTACAAATGAAAGTTTTTCACTTAAATGTAACAGAAGCAGGTTTAAATAATCCAATCACTTCTAGAGTGTATGGTGACATTGTTATGTTAGGTCATCAAAATGATGTAAATGCAATTTTATTAGATCTTCATACGGATCTATCATACAAATTCGTAGCTACGGTTGATTGTGATACATTAAATCAAGCATTCAAATTAACAAATTCAATAGATTGTTACTGGGGCGACAACGAAGGTGTTGTCGGCTTATCTAAATGCCGTTCAACATGTGTTGGTGACATTATTGAAGATAATACTGGCAAGAGATTTCTTGTTGCAATGTTTGGTTTTGAGGAGTTAGTATGAAAAGTCAAATTCAATTAGAACGCGCAATTCGGTTAGCAATGATTGCTCATGCTGGTCAAGTTGATAAAGCAGGTCGACCATACATTTTGCATCCATTGAAGGTTATGGAACTATTGAACACAGATGACTATGAGTTAATGGCTATTGCTGTGTTACATGATGTTGTTGAAGATACTGAGTACACTCTCGATGATTTAATGAATGATGGTATAAACATAAGAGTTATTAATGGTGTTAAGGCTTTGACTAAAGTTAAAGGTCAATCTTATGATGAGTACAAAACTCAAGTTAAAGCAAATCTTGATGCTGTTAAAGTAAAAATGGCTGACTTGACTCATAACTCTAACATAAGCAGAATATCAAATCCCACTCAGAAAGACTTTGACCGAGTAACAAAATACTTTAAATTCTATGATGAATTGGAAAACTTTTTAAATGGCTAAACTCACTCGTAATAGGTTAAACAATACTTTCAATGAATACCAAGGTAAACATAAGAAAGTGCTATGTGTCTGCTCAGCTGGTGTACTTCGGTCACCTACTGCTGCAGCAATTCTCTCAAGTCCTCCATACAACTTTAATACTCGTGCCGTTGGTACGTCTGAAGAATATGCTCTAATTCCTATTGACTTAGCTCATGTGGCTTGGGCAGATTGTTTTATCTGTTTTGATAAGTCTCAAGAAGATAGAATTAGGGCTATGCAGAGTGAGTTAAAAGAAAGTTATGGCTCAAGTCATTATCTGTTACGTGATGAGATGAAATCTGTCTATAATTTAGAAATTGACGATGAATATAATTACAGAGATCCAGAGTTAGTTGATAGATTAGAAAGACATTTTAATGTGTTATTTGGCGCGAGTTATGATTAATACTCTCTTTAATTATATTTTCGATGTTAATAGGTTCCAAAGTTCTCGTAATATTGAGACTTGGACTCTTTATGTATCAAAGGATTGTTTATATGAAATTAGAAAAGATGCAGAGAGTCTTTCTTGTTTACGGTTTAATAGTAATGATGAACTTGACTCTATATTTGGAATTAGACTCAAAGTTAGTTCTGAACTCAAGGGAATAGACTATGAGTTAAAATAGTTGTTTACTTTTAATTGAGAATAGATTATAATGTCTTATCAATTAAATAAACCCTTTCATGGAGATTAAAATGAAACAGTTAGTTAAACAGGCAAGGTTTGAATTAAACGTAGGTCAATTGTTTGATGGTAAGACTATTGCTGAAGCTAAAGCTAAACTTATTGACATGGTTGGTGAGTGTGAGGAACACTTAGATTTTGCCGAAGGTCGTTTCAGAGTTGAACCTTATGGTTATGATGGTGGAATTGATTTGTATTATGACTTATATCGCTATGAAACTGATGAAGAGTTCTTAGCTCGTGAAGAGAAAGAAAAGGCTAAAGCTGAAGCTAAGAAAGAACGTGAAAGATTAAAGAAAGAAAAGGCTCTTGCCAAATTAATGGCACAAGATGCTGATTTTGAACTGTATTTGAAACTTAAAGCGAAGTTTCAAGGGGAAGAGTAATGAGTAGAATGATTGATATTCGTGATGTTGATGTTGATGAAGTGATTACTCAAATCAGGTATAGTGATTTCACAGGTCCTATTGAATTATGTGATAGTAATGATACAATTTACCATGGTGATGTAGGTGGCGCTCTCGTTTCTATAAAAGAAATTGATAATCTTATTAAGGCATTACAATATGCTAAAGAGATATGGAGATTAAAATGAAAACAGAATTAGAATATAGATTTGATCCTAAATGGGTTGGGTTTTGGGTTGGGTCTAATACACGAGACATCTCAGTATTAGTTGGTCAGACAATTGAATCTGTTGTAAAAGATGAAGACGACCGTGAAATCATCTTTAAAACAAAAGAAGGTTACACTTACAAAATGTATCACTCTCAGGATTGTTGCGAGTCTGTTTATGTTGAGTCTGTTGTTGGCGACTTAGAAGACTTAGTTGGACAGAAAATTGAAGTTGCAGAAGAGCGCACTTCAAGAGATGTTCAATCATGGGAAGAAGATGATGGATATGAAGCAGAGTCATTTACATGGACATTTTATTGTATTCGTTGTGTGAAATGTTCTGTTGATATTCGCTGGTATGGTTCTTCTAACGGGTACTATTCTGAAGGTGTTTCTTTTGATCGGATTGCATAATGAACACTAGAGAGAACTTTAATACTGATGCTCAATGGAAACGGTGGTTAGATGTTTCTGGTCTCTTTTATGATATTCAAAGGTTACAGAATCAAGGTATCACTGTTTGGCATAAGAATGGTAATACATTCGAAGAGTTGGGACCAATTCAATTTCTTAATGCTGGAAATGAGTGGCATATTGTAGAGATGTATTCTAGTGGTTCAATGTTAGTCTGGGTCGGTTCTTGTCATGACTCGAATAAGAAAACAGGTAAGTTTGATATACTTCACCTTGAACAGTCTTTGAAGTCTCTCAAGAAACAATTTCAATTTAAGTACTTTAAGGAAGAGGTTTTGCTGTGACAGATGATTTAGTTTATCGACTAAAGAAACGCGCTGAGATCCGTAGGCAAATCTCTACTCGCAAGTCTGTACAAGAAGGTGCTCCTGATAGGATTGCAGACTTACTTGAAGAGGCAGCTAAAGAATTAGATGCTAAACAAGCAAAAATAGACGCCTTGATGTTAGAGTTTTGTCCTGATGAGATGACCGGTGAGCAGATAAGTCGATGGGTAGAACATCAACGAGAACATCAACGCGTTGTAAGGATCGCTACCAAGTATCTCAGTGAAAGTGTTGATACTTCTTTGACTGAATACCCGGCTGAGTTTGATAATGAATAAAGTTGTTTACTTTAATTAGCTTTTAGTATATAATGTCTTATATTAATTGAGGAGCATTATATGAAAACACTTGGTGCAGTTGTTAAAAATCTAAAAGAGTATTATGGCCGCACTTATCAGTTTACAATATTCGATGATACAATTGTAATCACATCAGAACAAAACTATAAAGACCTTAAAGCATGGCATAATCTTGAATATGATATTACTCATCTATTGGATAGAGACTCTGGTGTTGAGTCATATGATATGGTAACACCATTTGAAGTAGGTGTTAATGAATGGAATAAAGACTTATGCTACATTCAATTCTCTGTCAACTTTTATGAGAAACATTAAATGAAAATTATCCCTATAATAAAGGCGGAAAAATTAATTCCAAAAGGTTCATATTGTTACTCTGGTCTAGAGCAAGATATTGACCATGCTGAATTCGGTCTAGTATCATTTAATGTTATTGGTCGCTGTCCTTATTGGTCAATTGATAATACTAAACCTAACCAAATGAATGGGTATTGTTCTTATCTGAAGATAGGTGACTGGATGGATGATGGAACTATGTTCTTATTTGACCAATCC